GATGGCATACAAGCCGTTAGAAGGCTGCTGCCGAGGTGTTATTTCAATGTGCCACAGGTTAAGCAAGGATTGGATTGTTTGCGTAACTATAGGCGAGAGTTTGACGAAAAGAGACAAGTGTTTTTCGACAAGCCTTTGCACGATTGGTCGAGCCACGGTTCAGATGCTTTCCGCTACTTAGCGGTAGGTATGGACGAGCGAGGCTCAGGATGGGGTAAGCCTATCATTGTTAATACTAAGTGGGTGGTCTAAATGACTCAAGAGGAATTGCTTAAGATGATCCGTGAGGCGTTGTCCGCTTCTCGTGTAGAAAGTCAGATGATCCGTGATATGTCGGGATCAAGCGATTTAGAAGATCAAGTTTTACGCACTCCCGTTGGCATGGAGCAGAAAGAATATCCTGTTTCGTATGCCAAACAATTACCGCCTGGTCTGCTTTCCGAGCAAAAAGTTGATATGCCTGGCACAGACGGCAAACAAATTATGTTGCAAGGCGATATTCCATTGCCTGTCGGCAGCGTAGGACTACAAGGCGGGATGATGCCTACCTTTGGTCAGAAGATGGCTGGCGTAAGCTACAACTTACCAGTTGGTGAGGGTAACTTAAGCGTGCGTGGTGGTGTTACTACAGACCCACGGATGCAAGGTGCGGCTAAGGATGTTAGCGCTACATACTCAAAGAAGATGCTTGAGGACTTATACATGAGTGCTTATATTAACCAAATGTTAGGGCGGGGATCGAGAGGTCCGTCTGTCGGTGTTGGCATACAAGGGCTATTCTGATGTTAGTAGAACGCCGAGGCAATCCGGTAACTCGTGAAGAGTACGATAATTTATTAAGGCGTGTTCAAGCGCTTGAGGAAATGTATGGACGATGGGAAACTGAAGTCGATTCTGGAAAACGAAATCGACAACGCAATCGGGTATCTGGATACGGAAACAACTCAGGCGAGAACCAAGGCTCTTGAGTTCTACCTACGTCAGCCTTATGGCAACGAGGTAGAGGGTCGTAGTCAGATCGTTACCGGAGAGGTAGCCGAGGCTATAGATGGCGCTCTGCCCCAGCTCGTGCGTGTCTTTACTCAGTCGGACGATATTGTTCGCTTTGAGCCAAAGGGACCAGGCGATGAGGAAGGCGCTAAGCAAGCTACGGATTACTGTAATTGGGTGTTCTACTCGCAGAACCCAGGCTTTACGATCCTGCATAACTGGTTTAAAGACGCTCTCCTGCAAAAGAATGGCGTGGTTAAGGCATATTGGGATGTAAAGGAAGATGTAACCAAAGAGGAATACCGTGGGCTGACAGACGAGGAGTTGATGCTCCTAATGTCGGATGGTAGCCGTGAGGTTGTAGCTCAAGACACCACAATAGTAGAAGAGATGGGCATGGATGGACAGCCTATCGTTATGCAAACAAATGATGTAATTGTCGCAAAACGTACACAACATGGCGCAGTCAAAGTAGAGAATGTGCCGCCCGAAGAGTTCCTAATCAGCAAGCGTGCAAGATCAATTGCTGACAGTCCGTTTGTTGCACACCGTAAGCTGTTGCCACGTTCAGACCTTATCGCTATGGGTTTTGACCCTGAGATTGTGGAAAACTTACCGTCTTATAACGACCTAAGTTTCACAGACGAGCGATTGGCACGATACAGTCGAGGTGAGCAGCCGGACGAAGAGGCATCACTTGACCATAGTATGCAAGAGATTGAGGTGTACGAAGCCTATCTCATGACGGACTATGACGGTGACGGTATTGCTGAAATGCGTCAGATATTCTATGCGGGTTCAGACATTCTGAGCAACGTAGAGACGGATTACAATCCTTTCCACTCGCTCTGCCCTATCCCGATTCCGCACAAGTTCTTTGGCGAATCGTTGGCAGACCGCAGTATGGACATTCAGTTGATTAAGTCTACTGTTGTCCGCCAGATGCTAGATAACCTTTACCTGTCTAACAATGCCAGAGTCGGTGCTGTAGAGGGTCAGGTTAACTTGGATGACTTGCTGACAGTTACGCCTGGCGGCGTGGTTCGCATGAAATCTCCAAACGCAGTCGTACCCATGCAAGTGCCAAGCGTTATCGCCCAAGCGTTTCCAATGTTGCAATACTTGGATGACGCACAAGCTAAGCGCACAGGCGTATCGGATATGCAGCAAGGGTTAAACCCCGATGTGTTGCAGAACGTAACGGCTGCGGCTGTTGCTGCGTCTACCGCTGCGGCTGGTGGCAAGCTAGAGTTGATCGCTCGTATCTTTGCCGAGACAGGCGTTAAGAGCTTGTTTAAAGGCATCCTACAGCTATTGTGCAAGTATCAGGACAAGCCTACTGTTATGCGTCTGCGTGGCAAGTATGTGCCTGTAGACCCTCGTGAGTGGTCGAATCAGTACGATATAGATATTTCCGTAGGCTTGGGTACAGGCTCGAAAGCCGAGCAGATGACTATGTTGCAGATGGTGCTTGCTAAACAAGAGGCAATCCTGCAACAGTTCGGTCCTAACAACCCATTGGTATCTGTCGGACAGTATCGTGGCACGCTAGGTCGGTTTATTGAGGCAGCAGGGTTTACAGATAGCGCAGAGTTCTTTAAGGAGATTACTCCTGAGGTTGAGGCGCAACTTGCACAGCCTAAGCAGCCACAGCCCGACCCAACTACTCAAGCTCTAATTCAGCAATCACAAGCACAGATTCAGATTGCCCAACAGAAAGCACAGGCAGATGTACAGGCAGCACAACAGAAGGCAATGGCTGAGATTCAATTGCAGCGTGAGAAAGCAGCCGCAGAGATACAGCTAATGCGTGAAAAGACAGAGGCACAAATGGCGCTTAAGGCTCGTGAGCTAGAGGCTGAGATTCAGCTAAAAGCCGCAGAGCTAAGCGCTGGCATTGTCACTAGCGCAAACATCCGCAGCGTTTAAAGGATTGAAATGGACGAATACCGGATTGAGATAAGGGGCGGTGGCGGCGGTGGAGATTCTGGCGGCAGCGCTGAAGAGACGGTTCTGTTAGATCAGAACGGTAATGTTGTATCTAGTTTACGGCAAGGTGAAGACGGAACATACAGTGCCATTATTTCCAGCGGTGGAGATTCAGGAGGGAATTATGGTGGCGGATCATTCACATTAGAAGACATCATCAAGCAGTCTGAGTCCAAAAAAGATGTTCCGTTTGGTACAGGTAAAGGTAAGGCTCTTGGGTATGCTTACGAACTAAAAAATAGAGATGGTGAGCCATATCAACGCTACGACGCTCAAGGCAACCTAACAGAATTCAGAGATTATCACCACGACACATGGATAAAATCCAGCGATGTTAAGCCTATTGGAACGGTGTTTGACTCAGAACTAGGCAAGTTGGTCACAGAATATCAATACGAAAATAAAGACCTTGGTATTGATGACACTAAATTTACTGCTGATAACGCAAGATTTATGGAACCGTACTCCAAAGATCAAGGCGGCTTCATGGGTGAGGGCGGATGGGCAAATATTGCTAAATTAGCATTGGCTGGTCTCTCCGCAGGATTTGCCGCTCCAGCATTGGCTGGGATTCAGGGGGCTACAGGGCTTGGCGCAATAGCTAGTGGCGCTCTTTATGGGGGCGCTACGGGTGCTGTAGGTGGGCTGCTGGGTGGAGGTGGACTTCAGGGCGCATTAAAAGGCGGAGCATTAGGCGCTATAGGCGGTGGTATATCTGGCGGATTAGGCGGTGCAAGCGGAGCTGAATCTTTCCCTGTAGATGCTGGTGGGTTATCGGCAGCCTCAGATTTAGGTGGATATGCGGGTTTGGGTGGCTTAACAGACGCACAAGCCTCTGCTTTTATGGATTTCGGCATACTTCCTGCTGATTTACAAATTCCCGCATTGGGTGGTTTAACAGACATACAGGCTACCGCCCTAATGGAGTCTGGCATTTTGCCTGCCGAGATGCAAATTCCCGCATTAAGTGGCTTAACAGATGCACAGGCTTCTGCTCTTATGGAGTCTGGCATATTACCTGCCGAGTTACAAACTCCTGCTCAGGGTTCAATTTTAGATACTATTTCTGAGATGATGCCTGGCGGTCTTACGGGTGATCTTATTAAGGGCGGGCTGACTTTAGGTGGATTAGCTGCTGCACAAGCATTAGCTCCAAAGCCATCCTCAGCCTCTACCTCTTTGTCTGCACAAGAGTTAGCAGACATGGTAGCTAAGATGCCATCTGCAATGCAGCAGTATTTATTAAACGCCGGACAAAGCGCACCATCACCACAAAGTTTCGTGGAATTGTTCCCAGGGTTTAGTTTGCCGACCACAGGACCTTATTATGGTGCTGGTAGGTTTGACGATTATTACGCACCTACTCCGGCATCTAATACACCAATATCGCCTACAGGGTTGGTATGAACAGATCAGAGCGTGCAATAAGCCTTTTAAGAGACGAGTTCTTTGTAGAAGAGATTGAGAGGCTTAAGCAGATGTACATCACACAGATTGTTAACTCAAACGCAGAGGACATAAACGGTCGGGAACAAGCCTACCGGAATCACTCTACGATTGAGCAGATCATCTCCCACTTTCAGTCTATTGCGGATGACGCAAAGATTAACGAGAAACGATGGAAGATGTTTTAAGAATATGCGCCAAATGGTGCAAAACTGCGCTAGACAGTATCTAGCAACATAGGGTAATCAAATGAGCGAAAACATGACTCCCGCAGAGGGAAATGGGACGCTTTCGGTGGATCAAGCCGCCGGAGCACTTTTAGGACTTATGGGTGGTGAGGACTCGCAAGAGCAACCAGATGCCGCACAGGAAGCCGAAGAGGTAACTCAGGAAGCACAATCAGAGGACGAGCAATCGGAATCCGATGGTGACGTTGAAGAGCAGGAACAGGTAGAAGAGAAGCCACGCTACAAGGTGAAAGCCTCAGGCGAAGAGATAGAGGTGACACTCGATGACCTAATCAAAGGCTATCAACGAGAGGCAGACTACACAAAGAAAACCCAAACACTCGCAGAACAGCGTAAGCAAGTTGAAGCCGAGCGCAGTGAAATCGAGCAAGCAAAAACAGTGAGAGATCAGTACCAAGCTAGGCTTGCACTAATTGAGAACGCACTTAGGTCTCGTGAGCCGCAGGAAAACCTAGAAGCTCTTAAGGAAACCGACCCAATTGGTTTTGCAGTAAAGGTAGCCGAACAAACTCAGCGAGAGAAGCAGTTACAAGCTATTCAGCTAGAGCGAGCACGCATTGCCCAACAGCAACAAGCGGAGCAGACTCAAAACTTAAATAGCCATCTAGCCGTGGAAGCGCATAAGTTAGCAGAGGCAATACCTGAGTATGCAGACGAGCAAAAGTCCGTACAAGTCAAAAAAGACATACGAGACTATGCTAAAAAGATTGGATGGTCGGACGAAGAGTTGGCTAGTGTGTATGACTCTCGTGCCGTTCTGACTTTGTATCGTGCGATGCAATATGACAAGCTAATAGGCAACAAGGCTAACGTAACCAAAAAGGTTAACGAAGCCCCCAAGATGCTTAAGGCTGGCGTATCCCGTCAAACAGATGCAAATGCAGATCAGACTAAAAAAGCCCAAAACAAGCTCAAGCAAACCGGAAACATCCGAGACGCAGCGAGCGTATTTGAAAGATTCATTTAAGGAATTATTATGCCTACATTTACCGCACATAGTGCTATTGGTCAGCGTGAAGACCTATCGGATGTTATTTATAGCATCTCCCCAACAGAAACCCCATTGCTGAACACTTTGGCTCGCTCTAAAGCTACAGCCGTGTTTCACGAGTGGCAGACTGACTCGTTGGCAGCCGCCACTACTGCTAACGCAGCAGTTGAAGGTGCTGACGCTACGTCCGCAACCCTCAGCCCAACAGTTCGCCTTGGTAACTACACCCAGATCGTTCAAAAGACGATTCAGGTATCCGGCACTCTTGACACTGTTAACAAAGCAGGTCGCAAGTCGGAAAAAGCCTACCAATTGGCTCGTGCATCTAGCGAGTTGAAGCGTGACATAGAGACCATTCTTTGTGCTAACCAAGCTCGTAGCGCTGGCAACAGCTCGACAGCTCGCACAATGGGTTCTATGTTGTCATGGCTCACGACTAACGTAGACAAAGCATCTAACGGTGCAAACCCTACGACTATTGGTTCAACAACCCGTTCAGACGGTACTGCTCGCACGTTTACTGAGACTCTTCTCAAGAACGTAGTGGCAAGCGTTTACGGCTCTGGTGGTGCTCCTAAAGTATTGATGGTTGGTACATCGGGTAAGCAGAAAGTGTCGAGCTTTGCAGGTATTGCTGCACAGCGCTACATGGCTCCTGCTGACGCTCCTACTACCATTATCGGTGCTGCGGACGTTTACCTGTCGGACTTCGGTTCGATTTCTGTTGTCCCTAACCGTTTCATGCGTGCTCGTGATGCTTTCGTGCTCGATCCTGAGTACGCAGCAGTTGCTTACCTGCGCCCATTCGCAACAAACGAATTGGCTAAGGCTGGCGATAGCGACAAGACTCAGATTCTTGCTGAGTTGACGCTTGAAATGCGTAATGAAGCAGCTCATGGCTTGGTCGCTGACCTAGATATGGCGCTGTAGTCTCAACTTGAGATAGGGGTAGGGCTTAGGCTCTACCCCGCATTAGGATTATGAAAAAACTATTTAATGTTGACACCGAAGTAGGTAGACATACGGTAGCCCACGATGACGGAAATGGTGGACTAATCCTCGAAACTAAACAAGATATTTCAGAAATACTAGAAGCAAACAAGCGGGACTACAACAGCATTACTTCTGTAGACCGCTGGGGTGATTTAACGCACATAGCTCGGATACCTTATACGGTCATAGATGACCTGAATACAAAGGGTATTATGAGAGGGTTCGCAGTTGTTGACGAAAGCGCATTTGCTGCTTTTCTCAATAATCCTGAAAACCGATTTTTGCGTGTTCGCCCAGGGAATGTATGAAGATAGCTATATGCGTACCATGCCGTGATAGTGTTATGTCGGGCTTTGCCTTTGACCTAGCTAACTTGGTTGGTTATGTATCAAGACACACAGATCACAAGATAACGCTCTTGCAGATGCCGGGCACGCTGATATTCACCCAAAGGGAGAAGTTAGCAGAGGAAGCCTTAGCAGACGGTGCGGAGGCAATCTTGTGGATAGACTCAGATATGCGGTTTCCGGCAAATACGCTAGAAGTGATGTTAAGCCGGAAAGTACCTATCTTGGGAGTTAACGCTACAACCCGCAGAGAGCCTATTATCCCTACTGCGGGACAGTTAGAAATGAAGGACGGGATGGCAACATTTCGCAAGGTAGAAAGTAGAGGCAAGCAAGGGATAGAGCAGGTAACAGCCGTAGGATTCGGGGTTACGCTTGTTAAGTCTCAAGTATTTAGGGAAATCCCTAAGCCTTGGTTCAACATCATCTGGAAGGATGACGGGGACATTATTGGGGAAGATGTGCATTTCTGCGTTAAGGCGCTAGATTGCGGGATAGAAACTTATGTCGATCACGACCTAAGCCCGTTAATTAAGCATATAGGCACAAAAGAATACGGATGGGATGACGTAAAACATGGCAATAACAACATACAGCGACCTGCAAACGACAATCGCAAGCTATCTCGCAAGAAGTGATTTAACGGCTCAGATACC